TTTGGAATCCCCCTCTATCTCCCTATAAAGTCATGTGCTCGCTAGCTCGCTTCATACAAACATTACTTTATTCATTCCATATATTCAATTACAATACGACGATACAATGCATCCATCTGAGGATGACACACACCTTCCTTATCTTTGAAGCAATCACTTGGTTCAAAGTTAGAAGTTACAATAAACTTATCAGCAACTAAAGGCATCATACCTCCTTTAGTCTCAATCATACATTTATACCTATCAAACCACCTTAATAAGTGATTAATATCAATACCATTAGGCCCGAAATCATCTATAATTACTTCTTTTTCCATCATATAACCATTCCACCATTTAGTTCGTGGATCTTTAATATATGCCTCCGGCATCTCTCCATGTGCCTTTCTGGATTTTCCCACTCCAGGAGGACCATATATCCACGTAACTTTTATATCTGGACGTTGTTCTGGTCTGCAAAGGAGAAAATGGTTTCGGAGCAAGTTATATCCGGAAAAGTAAAAGACTCCGGCTCTAAGGTCACTGAATTCAGCCATTCCATCATTTCCTCTTGCGATGGCAGATTTAAACTCTCTGGCGACAGTATCTCTGTCTGTCGGTTTTGAAACTGAGGGCGAAGGGATATTACCTCCTTCTCTAAAGTTTCCATCTTTAGAGCAATACTCTCTATTTTGTCTAGCAGAACCTCTTGCGACCTCGAAATGGATCCGAGAGCCAAAGAGATTCCGAACATAGCTGAGACTACTGCGTCTTCGAAGTGAGACGTACCCTTGGAGGTGAGGAGTTCCTGAATCACCGATTTCTTTCCCGATGATCCAGTATTTAGTGGACTCTTCGGCAGACTCGATGATTTTTGTGTACTCATCTTCACTATAGTTATTCAAAGTAAAACACCAATGGAAAGCACGACTCATTTGTATTGATAGTATGTGTTACAAGTCCCTGTTTTTATAGCCTGGCAGGGTGGCAGGCAGGCAGGGTCGGGGTAATACTGGCCCCTCCCCTGCCAACACGCAACGTACACAAAAGTCCAACATACTTACGTAACCTAACTAAGTAATTACATTATTGAGGCAAATCCGTCACTGCAAACGACAGATTATGTCCAAAAGTCAGCGCGGTTGTTGCACCTGCTCCTACTACATTCATATCTTGTGCCGCGTAAACTATCCAATAAGGAAACCATCCACCCGCGCGTTGAAATACAGCCACATCAATTTTTGTTGGCTTCAACTTGTAATAAGTTGTTATTGTCTGTCCCTGTTGAAGTTGAACAGTCTTATCTATAACTGGTTTATAGAAATATTCTTCGTAATCCGGTTGAGTTGTAATGTCCCACGACTTCGGTCTTGATCCTGCAGCTGTAAGGGCATTTATATATGCCTGTAAGGTATTTGAAACAGCCGCATCTGTTGTATCTCTAGACTGCTGTTTAGCGAACACTAGCTGCATTCGAACAGTTAATGAATCACCATCTGTACAGGCCAAAGTACACCAAAGGCGACCACCACGGATAACCAATCCTATTGGATCGAACCCAACTGGAGGTCCTACTCCGTTAGCATTAGCCCACTGAGGAACTACACCAAAGGACGGATCCTGTGTACCTCCTGCTGTTTTCCAGAACTCTGGAGCAGAGGAAACAAGACACTCTAAAGGTGTCCAGTTCAGGTTTATAATGTCATTAGGTGTAACTAATGCCGCCGTACGAGCAAATATGCTTCTATAGTGAGCCTGTTGTAACGTATCACGCCATAACATACGACGCCATACGGACTTTTTGAGTTTTCTAGCTCTTGGTTTAAACGCTGTATTAGCATTGAGACTCCGAGAGATCGTTGAGAACCCAGGTCGATTACGACGTTGGAAACGACGTTTCCTTATCAGACGTCTACGTTTAACGAACCCTAAAGGTCCACTAGAACGTTTTCGTTTCTGATGAGTCCGCATCCTGTTTGGATGCGCTCCTGACCTTGCGCTATGAATTTATAGGGCTGGCGGGGCCGGACCACTTACCGCCAACGTCCGGCCCAACGACAGTCAATATCGGGGAGGGACCCCGAGGCTGCATTTAAAATTGGGGGGGTCAGTCGGTACCCTCTTTCCCCCCCTTTGGAATCCCCCTCTATCTCCCTATAAAGTCATGTGCTCGCTAGCTCGCTTCATACAAACATTACTTTATTCATTCCATATATTCAATTACAATACGACGATACAATGCATCCATCTGAG